CCGCTGACCAGAAGTGGGTCAAGTGGGTGGAGAAGCCCATCTCCTCCCTCTCCTCTGAACCAGTGGCGCAGGTATCTCCTGTGTCCAAGACAGGGGAGCACTGGCTCCACGATCACTACACATGGGTCATTGAAGAAGTAAAGGAGGATCGAAGATGAGCGAGACAAACAGTAATATAAAACTATATGCCTACACCGATCACGATCAAATACCGCGTGATCTGTGGGACTACATGACCAGCGTAGCAGACGTTGAGTATTCTCTGACAGAGGTGCCGATCAAAGAGGTCAATGACTTCCTCAACTTCATAGAGACAGAGGGACAGGTCGGTCTGCCCGATGAGGAGATAGACATACCTGACGATCCCAGACAGCTACAGTTTGAGTTCATGCACAGATGATAAGCCTAACAGTTATGTCACCTCTGGAGAAGATGGTTGACAATGATATAGAACAGTTCTACAAGGACACTGGCCCTGTGACATTCACATGGGATTGCCTATCACCTTGGGCCAAGAACCAATGGACAAAGAAATTCTGGAAGGAGAAACTAGACTAATGGATAAAACAGATGAGTGTCTCGATGACTTGTGCGAGTGCGTTGAGTTAGAGTGGAGTCCGATCCCCAACCCTGCCTGTCCTATTCACGGAGGTGATGACGAATGAACATCTTCTACCTACACCCTGACCCCCTCACAGCCGCTGAGATGCACTGTGATAAGCACTGCGTCAAGATGATCCTAGAGACAGCACAGATGCTCTGCACCGCTCACAGGTCCCTTGACGGTGACGAGCAAGCAGACAAGCTGGGCATGTACAAGACTGCTCACCTCAACCACCCCTCCACCAAGTGGGTCAGAGGATCACGCCTGCAGTACGAGTGGACCTATCACCTGTTCAAGTTCCTCTGTTCTGAGTACACGCACAGGTTTAACAAGGTGCACAAGACAGATGCCAAGCTGAGAGAGGCACTGCGTACACCACCTCTTGCCATAACAGACGACAGCGCGTACACCCAGCCACCGCAGTGTATGCCTGATCAGTACAAGGTACCAGATGATGCGGTTCAAGCCTATCGTAACTACTACATAGGGGAGAAGGCATACTTTGCCAAGTGGGCGTATACACGTACACCAGAATGGTGGACTGTGCATTGAAAGCTCTGACACTACTACCCGTGATTGTATTTCTTTTGTCAGGTTGCACTGGCCTACTCACAGGTGCAGCGGTAGGCACAACAGTGCTTGACCGATACGAAAAGCACCAGCTTGAAAAAAGAATAGAGACGTTAGAAAAAGAGTTGACAAGGAGGTGCAAATGTACTATGTAGTTTACTTCTACGCCGCCTGTTGTCTGATTGCGCTACTGACACTGGGTTACTGAGAGAGAGGAAGAGAAGGGATGAGTGCCGTAGTGGTTCTTGTCAATAGGATAACTGTGTCTAAACCTGTGCCACTGTCACTTCCCTTCTTTTCCCTAATGTTAATTATAATATATTTATATAAATTATAATAATAAATATTTATATAAATATATATCTTAGAAAGGATGTGAAAAAGTGTTTGACAACCCTGAGACTGATTTGGTAAAGTCCCACCAGCCGTGTCCATGTGGTGAGAGTTCAGATGCTTTCAGTTACTACAAGGACGGTGGTTACTGTTTCTCTGGTAAGTGTGATAAGAAATGGTACACCAACAAAGAACTAGGAATAGACGATGACAACGAAGGAGAACCAACACAGATGAACGCTCTTAGTCCTGAACTAACACAATCAACTGATCTATCTTCTGGTGTTATATCAGAAATCCCTGATCGTAAGATCACCAAGGATACTGCCAAGTTCTTTGGTGTTAGTGTCAAGCACGATGACCAAGGAAGAGAAGTCAACCACTACTACCCATACCATGACACATCTGGCATACACGTTGCCAACAAGGTCAGAGGCAGGGGTAAGTCCTTCCTCTGGGAGGGATCGTCCAAGTCTGCCGCCCTGTTTGGTCAACACCTTTTCGGCGCTGGCTCTGCCAAGGCCGTGACCATTGTCGAGGGAGAGCTAGACGCACTGTCCTGCTATCAGCTTCTGGGTTCTAGGTATCCTGTTGTGTCTGTTCAGAACGGTGCAGGTAACGCTTTCAAAAGCTGTAAGCAGAACTACAAATACCTAGACAGCTTTGACACCATTGCCATCTGCTTTGACAGTGACGAGGACGGTATCAACGCCGCCAACTCTGTGGCCAAGCTCTTCCCCAACAAAGCCAAGATCGTCAAGCTGCACCTGAAGGATGCCTCCGAGTATCTGAAGGAGAACAAGCACAAAGATTTTACTAATCTGTGGTTCAGCGCAGAGCGGTACACACCTGCCAACATTGTCAGGGGTGAGGACCTGCTAGATCGATTACTCAACCAACCCACACCGGAGAGTCTTGCGCTACCTTGGAGTGGACTACAGGACCTGACCTACGGTATTCGCAAAGGGGAGATGTGGACCATCACCTCTGGCTCTGGCATGGGCAAGACGCAGGTACTTAGAGAACTGAGCTACCACATACAACAGCACACCGAGGACAACATAGGTCTATTGTTTCTGGAGGACCCACTGGAGGACGCTGCACGGGGCATGATGAGCCTGTCAGCTGGTAAGCCTCTGCACCTGCCCACCACAGAATTTACGCAGGACGAGTGGGACAACGCCTTTGCCGACACCCTAGGCACAGGACGGTACGTGTTCTTTGACTCGTTTGGATCGAATGACATTGACACCATCATCAATACCATACGGTACATGCGCTACTCCTGTGACTGTCGGTACATCTTCCTTGACCACATCTCCATCCTTGTCAGTGACCAGAGCGCAGGTGATGAGCGGAAAGCACTGGACGAGATCGCCACCAAGCTCAAGACCCTGACCATTGAACTAGATATCTGGCTGGGCATGGTCAGTCACTCCAAGCGCCCCGCTGGTAAGCCACATGAAGAGGGTGGTCAAACATCTCTGGCAGAACTACGCGGCACCGCTGGCATAGGTCAGCTAAGTAACATGGTACTAGGTCTGGAGCGTAACGGACAGGACGCTGACCTGTACCGTAGGAATGTCACACTGATCCGGGTGCTGAAGAACCGCTTCTCTGGTCAAACAGGTCCAGCCTGTCACCTGCACTATGATCGTGACACAGGACGCTTGACACAGATCGACGATCCTGATATAGACCCAGAGTTGGAAACGATTGACGAGATAGAGGAGCCGAATGAAACGCATATGTCTTGACATAGAAACAGACGGGTTTGATCCATCTCATATCTGGTGCGTAGGCACAGAGGATATAGACACAGGAGAGACTCGTCTTTTTCTTGAAAGTGACCGTCTTAAATTTAGGGAGTTCATGCGAGATGTCGAAGAAGTTTTGGGATTTAATGTTCTACAGTTCGATCTGCCTATTCTTGATAACCTGTGGGGTGTGCGTGTACCTGTGGATCAGGTTACAGATGTTCTCATTTTATGTCAGCTAGAGCAACCGGGACGAGAGGGTGGTAATTCTCTTGAGGCATGGGGTGGTAGACTTAGATTTCCCAAGATGGACATGGAGAAGGAAGACTTCTACCATGGGTACACCGAGGACATGGGCATCTATTGCATGAACGATGTCAAGCTCACCGTCAAGCTATACCACCACATCACCTCTATCATGGCTGGTAGATTTAGCAAGGACAGTATTCGACTTGAGCATCAGGTCAAGGCCATCACCTCAAGACAGGAAGTCAACGGGTTCTACCTTGATGAGTTCAAAGCTATGTCACTGAGCGCAGATTTCTCTGAGCGTCTCACCGAGATCACTGAGAAAATGCAGGAGATATTCCCGCCGAAAGAGATACAGCTGAAGACCAAGGTCAAGTACGAACCCTTCAATCCCGGCTCTCGTAAGCAGATTGCGGAGCGTTTGATGGAGCGTGGGTGGATGCCAGAGAAGCACACCGAGAAGGGTAATGTGGTGGTGGACGAGACCACTCTTGCCAGCATAGACATGGACGAGGCAAAGGTACTGGCAGAATACCTGATGCTACAGAAGAGAGCGGCGCAGGTAAAGTCTTGGCTAGAGGCTATCAAACCTAAGACTGGCAGGGTACACGGTAGAGTGCTCACCCTCCAGACCATCACAGGGAGGATGGCTCACGCCTCTCCTAACATGGCGCAGGTCCCAGCTGTGTACTCACCTTACGGTGCAGAGTGCAGGGGTTGTTGGACTGTACCCTCTGACAAGAAAGTTCTTGTTGGTATAGATGCATCGTCAATTGAATTGAGAATGCTATGTCACTACATGAAGGACGAGGACTACACCACACAGGTTGTCTCCGGTGACATACACACCTACAACCAACAGCTGGCAGAACTACCCAGCCGGGATCAGGCAAAGACATTTATCTATGCTCTCCTGTACGGTGCAGGTGCTGCCAAGATAGGATCAATCATTGGGAAAGGTGCAGCGGAGGGACAGGAGATCATGGACAGGTTCTTCCTAAATCTATCATCCTTTCAAGACCTCAAGACCAAGGTAAACAAAGCAGCAGAGCGCGGGTGGATCGCTGGTCTAGACAAGAGGACACTCCACATACGCACCGTCCATGCATCTTTAAACACGCTCCTACAAGGTGGCTCTGCCATACTAATGAAGAGAGCACTGGTCATCTTTGACAAGCTTATCAAGGAGCAAGGACTAAACGCCATCTTTGTTGCCAACGTACACGATGAGTGGCAATTAGAGGTTGACAAGGACCATGGAGATGTGGTAGGTAAGCTCGGAGTTGATGCCATCAAGAGAGCGGGTGACTACTACAAACTACGTTGTCCTCTTGACGGTGAATACAAAGTTGGAACCAGCTGGGCAGAGACCCACTAGAAAGGAGGTACAAGTGGACGTTTACATGCACACAGGACTAGCCTTGGCGGTTATCATAGTGGCTTTCTTAATCGGTTACTATGTGTCTATGGCTCAACACGTAGAGAAAGGAGTTACATTTACACTTGACAAGCTTGAAAAAGAAAACTTAATAAGGGTCAACGACACAGCTGAAGGCAAGAAGATACTGTCAATCTCTGAGGTGCACGGTGAACTCATGAACGAGAACACAATTCTAAAAGACAACGTGTACCAATTGGAGAAACAGTTGAACACCTCCAGAAAAAAACTTGTTGACAAACTGGTTTGAGTCTGCTATATACCATTCACGCTAACAAACAGAAAGGAGAAATATTTCATGGGTATTATTCAGGGCAAAGCATATTGGGCAAAGGTTGATCCCAACAATCCCTCTCAAATCTACAATACCACTGGTCCCTACGACAAACAGTGGACGGTGGATGTCACACTGGACGAGGCAGCAGGTGCCGTACTCCAAGCCTTTGATATGGACGCAAGCATTCGAGACGGTAGTGAAGAAGCCGTGGCAGCTGGCAAAGGTCGTATGCTCAACGGTAAGCCTACTCTTGTCTACAACAAAGGTCATATATGTGATGATTTCTACTTCACTTTCAAGTCAAGGGCTTTTGACAAGATGAACAATCCCAAGCGCCCACCGTCGATTGTCGATGCAGATCGTAACGACATCACGGGTACGCTCATAGGTAACGGTTCGCTTGTCAATGTAAAGTTCAACGAGTGGCAGAACCCTGCGTCTGGTAAGACTGTCCTGTATCTCAACGGGCTACAGGTGGTACAACTTATTCCGTATGAGAAAGACGGTGGGTTTGAAGTTATCGAAGGTGGGTTCAAGGGTCAACCTCGTAACACCTCCACGGTGACTGTTGAAGAAGACTTTGAATCGGTAAGTCTCTAGGAAAGGAGAAACTCTATGGTTAAATCAACTGCACAATCCCGT